AACAAACAGCATTTGATAAAAATTATAGGTTGGAATATATCAATAACTTAATTGAGCTAACCACATATGCAGGTGGAAGATTCTTTAATATAATTAATAACACATAAGATGGCAGTAGGAATATATGGTATAACAAGACCCGCAGACGTAAGTATCGATGATATCGATATATATTATAGTTATCAAGCAAGCAGGGAAACAGTTCCCAATTTAATAAAAAAATTAAATTCAAGTGATTTGTTGAACTATAATTATTTACCAACAGATGAACAAATTGTTACCGAAGCTACAAATAGTAATATTTTAGAAGGTCTTTATAATTTAACACTACCAGCGTCAGTATTCGACCAATTAGGATACTATAATATTTATCTCAAACCCAAATATTTTAATATAGAGATTATGGATTGTAGTGTGTTATCTTCATTACCTAGTGTTAAAGGGATTGTGTTACTAGCTAATGACCTACCTGAAGGATTACGAACCAATAATGCCTTACAGGGATATCGTATCGAATATATTGACCCAGATAGTGGGAATAAAATAAGAAATCTTGTTAGATATGTTGTCACCTCAAACAAAGTTGTTCCAGTAACAGAAAATGTTGGTAACACGAGCCAGAAGGCAACAAGATATAGGTTTGATAATACTGGTACATTGATGTTTTGTCAATTAACACCTAGTAGTTCATCAGACGTGAAGCCAAATGCAGCACCATTTATTGGAACTCCAAGTCAAATCATTAGTATTTCAAACACATTTTTTTCACCACTAGTTATCGAAGTTAATCTAGTTGCAAACACAATTGATACACTTACTAATTATGTTGCTGGTGAACAGGTTAAAGATGTAAACAACGGTATTCTAACATATTACGATTCAAACAGAGTAATTACAAAACAGTTCAATATCTTTGAAATCAAAGACGATGTTGGAAATGTTCCACTATTTGAGGTGAAGGAAAAAAGGACTAATATTGACGAAACTCAGAACTTTAATGATGTTGTTGATGGAGTACAATAAACTAGTTTTAAATAAATTCAAGAAATCCCAATCTAATGAATTGGGATTTTTCTTTTTACCGTATTTATATTAAATTGAAAAGACTGTGGCAAAAGTAAAAGTAGTAAATACACAACTCAATCAGAATTTAAATGGGACTTATTTCAATGACACGCCTTCCAATACGATATTTTCGTTTGGAAAGTTTTTTGTTACCACAAACTTTGATAATAAGGTAAATATTAATTATACCAATACTTTAAGTTCATTTGTTCGCCCCGTTACCCTAGAAACTCTTGGTGTTAATGACACACAGTCTGAAATAATTAATTATTATAATACAAATGCTGTTCTGAATCTTGATAAGTCTGACTTAAATACTTTCGTTAGATATGGTTCGGCATATGAATTTCTAAGAATAAGTATTCAAGACATCATTCTGAAATACCCCGGTTCGCTGTTCGCTAACTCACAAAAAGATGCTGGTGGTAATCCCACATATAGTGGTTATACTTATGACGTAGTTTCAGATGTTGCAACATTTTATGTGCCAACTGGTGCAACCGATAATAATTTTGGTTTAGTTTTCAATACTGGAAATACTAGTACACCAGATGATAATGAATTAAAAAACCTGAATCTATCATATGAGAAATATGTAATTTGGACAAATGTAGAACCAAACACTCTTTTCCCGATAATTGGATATACTGGAAACACAATAAATAGTGTTGCTTTTTATGATACTGGAAACACAATCAGTGTTAAAGATTATATTAAATTACAGGTTGAAGGGAATCCATTTGCTTTGGCTGGTACTGGTACATCCGCAAGTGTTGATTTTCACCTCAGACCAAATAACATAGTTTTTGAAGAGTTTAGAGCACTCCTTAATTCATATGAACAAAATATTGTTGGTTATAGAAAAGGAAGTGATGGTTTCGAATTCACATTAAAAAATCCGACATTACTTGATAACGGTAAAATTGTGTATGCAGATACACAAATACTTTGGGGAACTGGTGACGGATATAATATTGATATTAATACACCCTCATATCAGAAGTTCCTGAAAATAATGCTAACGATTGGTGGTAAATATGATGCGATTAAAACCGATTTAATTGCAAGATTCCTTACACCAGCATCACTTAAAACTTATGACTTTACTGAAGATGGTAAAATAACTGCCCTTTTAAGACTCTATGGTAGAGAATTTGACCAAATCAGACAATTTATTGACTCACTGGTTAACATCAATAAAGTAACATACGACAAAATCAATAACATACCAGACCAATTGGTGATGAATATGGCAAACACCTTTGGTTGGGATTATTTCTCACTTGTTAATGAAAAAGAACTAGTTGAAGGATTTCTAACTATTGATGACGAGGAAAGAAATTTAAATGAAGATATTCTACCAGCAGAGATTGATGTTGAACTCTGGAGAAGAATCTTAAATAACACAAGCTACTTCTGGAAATCTAAGGGTACGAGAAACGCAATTAAGTCGATGTTCTTGCTTATCGGAATTCCAGAACCATTTATTAACATAACCGAATACGTTTACACTGTTGAAGGTAGAATAGACCCAAATACAGTACCATTTATTCAAGCCGATTTTCCATCGAATTCATTACCGTATGATACTAGTGGATATCCAGTCGCACCATTAGAGACCAATGATTTTTATTTTCAAATCAGTGGAAATACAGATAGTGGTCAGAGATATCTTGATGTATTCCGTCAAGCAGGATTTAATCTCACACCTGTTGTTGATAATAAAAAATCATGGGAACAGTCGGGAGCAACCACCAGAGTTAGTAATACAACTCCACGATATTATCAGGAAGACAGTAGACTCGTGATAAACACGAAAGAAGTTGATGTGGCACTAGATACTGCACGTGGTATTGAATATGATGTTTATGAATATATCAAAAAAGATTTTATTGCGAACTCAAGTGGTTTCGTATTACAATATTCATATGTAAACCTATCACTACCTGTTGGTGGTAGTCAAAGCACATTCCAAATTCCAACTGGATATACCGATAACTATAATCTTCAAGGAGACTTTGAAGTCAGATATAATGGAATTTTACTTAACGCACCGAAGACTGGTAATAGTACCACTACTGGTTTAACTACCACCAGAGCAGATTATATTATTGATTATAATACGAATACATTCACCCTAACGGGTGAAACGGGGGCGATGTATGCTAAAAATATTGGGACAAGAAGAGATGTGATTCAAGTTACTTTCGTTAATTCTGGTACAACGATTGCACCTATTAGTGGTGTTACAATTGATTATGTTGTCGCTAGATTACAAAAGATTGGAAGTGGTGTATACCTTGATTTACCGAGTTATCCACGTGGTGATTTACAATTAACAATTGATGGAATCGCACTTACTAAGGGTACATCACAGTTTACGGCAGATTATATATTAGACCCAGCAAATTCAAGTGGTGGTACAAATAGAATTATAATTCAGAATCCCGATGTTATTAATTACCTCAGTTCAACTCCAAATGACCTACATAAGAATGAGGTACAGGTAGCGTATATGACAGTTAATGGTAGTAATGATATTAATTTAAGAAGTGAAATTGTAAGAGTTGATAGTTTTAATACCAGCAAAATCTATTTCAATCCAAGTGCAAACAAATATGTTTATAAGTTAAACTATAAAATGACTGATATTAAGAATGTTAAGTTTTTAATTGATGGAATCGCATTAGAACCAAATAAAGATTATAGTTTAAATGTACAGAACCCGTATGAAATATTTTTACCAAGAGGTATTAAATATGGTATGGTTATTAGTGCATATTATCTCGTTGGTGACGTAGGTGCATTTACTCCTGTTATTAATGATGAATTCGGTCTGGGTGACATCAGTGAATTATCATTCTTGGAATTCCTTGAATTGGTTCAGAGAAAAATGATAAATGCCAGAACCAGAAAAGTTGTAACCGATTTCAAAGGTGGTTGGTATCCAACAGTATTAAGAATTTATGAAAGCTATTTACAAAGAGCATTACTTCCAGATGACAACCCATTACAATCTAACGGATATACATTTGAAAATCTGTATCCGTTCTTGAGCAAATATAACGCTTTCTTTCAAAGATTTGTTGACCAGTTACTCAGTGCAACAATAATTCTTAAAAGAGGTGGGTTATTAATTAGAAATACTATTTTCACAAAACAGAAACACTGGTATAAGAGAGGTGTCAACGTAGCAAACGGTACAACACAATATGATTTAAGGGGTAACACCTTACTTCAATATTTGGGGAATGATGGGAGCACTTTCAGTATCAACCAAGAAGGAATTACACCACCGCCCCCACCACCAACACCATTGTATGTTGAAACCTCCCCGGGCGTTCTAGGTAGTCTCACCACAGGTGGTCGTAATATTATTGGATTTAACATACTTAGTGAATTTGGTATAGATTATAAACTAACATATCCTAATCCATATCCATCATATCCATACGGTGGTTCAATACCAATTGGAATAGAAAACTTACTTGAAGGTATTGATTATGACGTAGAAATTTTACCTGATAATTGGACGAGAATATCAGAAGCTGGACCGCTCTATGCAAACAATTTCTCAATGACATTAACTGGATTGGATGAAGATACTTGGTATGATTATCGTGCATTTGTTGAATCATTGGCAACTGGTTTTACTGGTAGTACACGTTATGTTAAAACATTACCGCCTCCAACACCTACTCCTTCTATTGAAACAAAGACAGCTACCATTGTTGGTAATCAATTATTACATATTGGTGCTATCAATATTGTAGGATATGAAGATGTTGAATACTATGCACTTCAATATAGGAAGAGTCCGTCAACTACTTGGTTATATAGACCAGCAATTATAGCAACAGGACCGCTCACGGTTAATTATTACAATGTTGCAAATCTCACTGGTCTTGTTTACAGTTCAACTTATGAATATCGTGCATATATGAAAGTTAATGGAACATCATATTATGGGGCAACTAAAACAGC